TAGCTGCTGCCATCGCTGCTGTCTTCACAGGCCCGGTCGGATGGATTGCGCTGCTGGTGGCCGCCGGCGTTGCGATCTACACATTCCGTGATCAGATCGGCGCTGCGCTCAAAGCCATCGGCGACTTCTTCGTGAACACGTTCAAAGCTATTGGCGATCTGCTGAAGCAGGCCGCACAGGCCTACCTGGATTTCTATGTCAAGCCTGTTCTCAGGCTCGCCAGAAGTGCATTCGATGGCATCTTGAACATCTTCGGACGTCTCGGTGAAGCCGTGAAGGCGCCATTCAATGCTGCCTCCAATGTGATCAAGTCAGTCTTCCGCAATATCCTGACCTTCCTTGTCAATAGCCTGAACACCTGGATCAATCGCGTCAACTTTGCCATCAGTATTGCCAACCGCTTGCCGGCTGTGAACATCCCACAGGTGCCGAGCGTGTCTGTGCCTGAATTCGCCCAGGGCGGTGTCGTAGGCGGCCCGACCTTGGCGATGGTCGGAGAGGGCGGTGAGCGCGAGTACATCGTTCCTGAGAGCAAGATGGCCAGGGCTTCGGCCAACTACCTCGCAGGCATGAGAGGCCGCGCTGTGATCCCTGCCTTTGCTGAGGGCGGTGTGGTTGGCCCTGGTGGTGGTGGCGGTGCTGCGAACACCACAGTGCAGATCACCACCGGGCCTGTGCTGCAACAGGACGGCCAGCGTTATGTCACCGTGGGCGACCTGGAGCGTGCCCTGCAGGACTTCGGAAGCCAGATCTTCCGTAATAGCCGCACCTATGGCGGCAGGCGCTATCAGGGAGCCTTCTGATGAGCAACAGGGCTCAGGCGCAGTACCTGCGGATCTATGACTCAGGCAGCACCTACGTGCGTTGGCAGACCTATTACGTCAACCAGACCGTGACGCTGGATGCTGCCAGCTGGGATTACATGCCATTCAGTGCCAGTGGCATCGTTGAGTCAGGTGCCAGTGGCGGCAAGTCTGTGAGCATTACGGTGCCGGCCACCAACAGCGTGGTCGAGGCATTTGAGGCGGCTCTGGCCAATGGGCGCTTCTGTGAGCTGAAGATCTATGAGTTCGACAGCAGGCTTGATAACACCGCGCCGCAGTCAGGCCAGAACCTGATCGCTAGCTATGCCGCTGAGGTGATCGAGGTCTCAGGTTCGTTCACCAGGCTTGATGTGAGGCTTGGCAGTAGCCTGTCACCAGTAGGTGCGCAGGTGCCACCTCGTAAGTTCACCAGTCTCCTGATCGGGTCACCGCTGCGGCTATGACGATCAGCATCTCCGATCCGCTGACGCTGTTCCCGTATCAGGCGGGCCTGACAGATCCGCCATTGGTGGAGGCCGCGGCCAAGGCAGCTAATGATCTAGCTACAACACAGAGGGCCTACAAGATCGGTGATCCGGTGCCGATCGTGTTCTGTCGTCGTGTCGATGGCAATGGTGGCGTTCTGGTGAGCCCTGGCGCTACGGAAGGCCGATGGGAAAACGACGGCACGACGAATGAGCTGACAGTCAGCCTGATGGTGGTGTTGAGCGAAGGCGAGCTGGCGACTATCCCGATCAAGGACTGCTTTGTCGGCCCATGCCGTCAGGGCACCTGGGCGCAGACGTATGACCGTCGTGCTGGCAGCTGGACGCCTGGGAATTACCTGACCACGGTCTCAGGGAAGCAGCCATGGACGGCGCCGTATTACTGCGGCACGTCGGGCAGCTACGACAACATGACGACGCTGAGTTGCGTCAACAGCTACATCGACGGCAGCCAGCGATCTGGCCATCAGCTGCATGTCTTCGTGCGTTCCGGCATGGAGGTAACACGGATCATCGATAGCACTGCTGGACCGAGCAATAACGTGATCGATCTGGCGCTGTATCTGATGGACGCATCAGGGCGTGTGCCGAGCGGTTTGATCGATACGACGCAGATGCTGGCCGCGGCCAACTTCACTGACACCAATGGCCTGCACTTCAATGGTGTCTATGAGGAGAGCCGGAACCTCGATGATTGGCTTGAGGAGATCAGCAACGACTTTCTGTTGCGACTGACGGAGAAGAACGGGAAGTTCGGATTCAGGCCGCGGTTGCCGGTCAATGTTGACCATACGATCAACACAGGCGTGATCGATTGGGAGTTCACGTTCACAGAGGATCACCTGCTGCCGGATGGCTTCGATATTCAATACGTGCCACTGACTGATCGTCAGCCGGTTTGTCTGCAGATGATGTGGCGTCAGCAGCCTGAGTCTGACATTGGCTTCCCGCGCACCACTGAGATTAGGTTCAACGGCGAAGCAACCGATGGCCCGTTTGAGCAGTATGACCTGAGTGGCTTTTGCACAAGCGAGAATCATGCGGTGAAGGTCGGGGCATTTCGTCTGGCCAGACGCAAGCTGATCACGCACACGCTGCGGTTGAAGGTAAGGCCTGCGAGCTACAACAGCAGCCTGGCCCTGGGCGACATCGTGCGCGTGCGGCTACGTCGTGAAACTGCCACCACAGCGCTCGATTATCACGATTACCTCTATGAGGTGGAGCGAATCGAGAAGACCGCCAGCGGTGCCTGTGTGTTTGACCTGACGCACTATCCAATCGATAGCCAAGGCCGCAGCCTGGTGGCGTTAGCTGTTGATGCTGCTGTGGGGCCTGGCGTGACGCTGGATCCTGGCCGTGATGATTACAGCTGCGACGACAACTCAGCGACTGATAACACTGACCTGCCTGACACCGGCATTGATTATCCGGCATTCACTGAGACGCCTAGCTCGACTGACACGGATGTGACGCTAGATCAACCAGACGCAGAGTCACCACCAATCGGCCCTGCGGTGACACCGACACCTGGCCAGCCTATTGGTGATGCTGATAATCCAGCCGATCCATTTGAGCAGACGCTGGACGAGGATGGCACTGGCATCCTGTCGAGCGATGGCAGCCTGGCTACACCGTATCCTGGCGATACCCTTGAAGTGACTGAAGCAGATCTAGGCTGCGATGGCCAGGTGTGCTGGAAGAAAGTCGACAAGACTACCTTCGAGGAGTTTGATATTTCTTGCCAAGATCAAGCCATTTCGGGTGCCTACACGCTGTCTATCACCACGGCAGAGATTGATTATTACATCGTGGCGGTTGGACGCTGCAAAGATCCTGGATCGCCTGATGGCTTTGGATCTGAATTTGTCCTGGGCACGACTCCAGCGATTGAAGAATATACACCTTATGACGGCCCTGGTAATTATCGATGGGTCGGCTCAGGTAGTTGGGCTGGGTATGAGACGGTCGACATTTACATCTCAAGCGCAGCAGAGTATGGCTATCTGTGTATTTCATTCTCGACTGTTCCAGCTTGCTCAAGATTTGACGTCGATCCACCCGAAGCAGTTTGCGCTGGTCAATGCGGATCAAGCTCTACTGGTGTTTCTTGGATCGAAAGCGTGACAGTCATCAGAAACGCGACATCTCCCACGTCATACAGTTTCCCCTATTTGAACTTCTATCGTCGCAACAGCGATGGTTCAAGAACTTTCTTTGGGAATCGAGCCTTCCTGTCACAGGGTTGCACTGTCACTGGCAACGATCCGCCATCAAGTGGCAGCTGTACAGCGACTGGTTCATGGGTTAAACAATAGTCATGGCCACCTTCCCTGCGCTTGAACCTGCCTCTCGCACCTACACACCTGGCACGAATGCCAGCACGGAGTTCGCTGTGCTTGATGGCTATGAGGCCAGCGTGCGTCACAGCAACGCCTCTGTCGGGCATGTGTTGCGCATGACGTTCCGCAGGCTGACATCAGCAGAGCGGTTCAGCCTTGTCAGTCACTATGCGCTGCATGGCATCTTCGAGCCGTTTGACCTTGATAGCGCCACGTTGATCGCCACCAACTTGACTTTCCCGTCGGGTTACCTCTGGCGGTATCTGTCGCCGCCGCAGCTTGACCAGACCTGTGACGTGACCGATGCCACAGTGGAGCTGCAGCTGCTGCCGCCGTACCTGATATGAACGCCTTCCCTGAGGTTCTGCCTGATAATTTCGCCTATGACCTGGGCGGCCTCAACGTCTCGGCTGAAGACACGCAGAACGGTGCGCCTGTGCTGTTCAGGCACAGCCTGCGGCAAAGCAACTACAGACTGACGCTGACCTACAACAACCTGATCGAGTCAGACGTCACGCTGATCCGTGATCACTACTTCCAGGCAGCTGGCAGCCATCGATCCTTCACTGTTCCATCAAGCCTCTGGAATGGCGCCGATGTGATCCCTGCCGATGGCTTGTATCGCTATGGCGCGAAGCCTGAGGAGCAGCAGCGCGGGATTTACACAGACATGACGGTCGAGCTGGTGGCGCTGATCGGGAACTTCTTGCTGTATGAC